CATGTTAGATCATGTCACAGGTACTCTTACAGCAAGTTCAGCGGTCTTAGTTGATAGTAATTCAAAGATTGACAACTGGTTAGTTGACGACATTTCCCTTAATGCCAACATAATCACAACTTCTACTACTGATGCTGACCTTATTCTTGCAGCAAATGGAACAGGTAAGGTTGTTATCCAAGATGGTCAGGAACTAGAATTCGGAACTACAGGAGATGTAGAGTTCTCATTCAATGACTCAGACGCAGTTTTAGACGTCAAGCGAGTAGCAGGAACCCCCGACTTGCGTATTGCTGACGATATGAAACTAATCTTTGGTAATAACAAAGATGCTTCTATTGTGTATGATGAGACAACTAATGATAAACTGCTCATAGATGGTGCAGACATTAAGATTGGAACTACATCAACCAGTAAAGTAAATTTTGCAAATACTACAGATGCTTCTAACGTCTCTACTGCAGCAGTTACAATTGATGGAGGTCTCGGTGTAGCAGCAACTGCATACATCAAAGATTTGAATGTAGATGACAATACTACTATTGGTACAGCATCTGGAGACACCCTCAATGTTAATGCAACGACAACCTTCCAGAATGGCGTAACCTTCAACGGAACAACAACTATTTCTGGAACCACATCTCAGACTGGTTCAATTGAGATTGACAACCTAAAACTTGATGGTAACTCAATCACAACAATTAACTCTGTTCAAGAATTGATACTTGACCCTGACCCCACAACTGATGCGGGTGGTCTTGTTATCATCAAAGGTGACTTACAGATTGATGGAACTACAACTACAGTGAACTCTGCTTCAATGTCAGTTAATGATCCTACAATCGAATTAGGAGATCCAACAACTCCTGTTACTCTAACTGCATCAGCAGCAGGGTCACAGGCAGACGTTGTTGTAGATGCTGTGGATCAACTACAAGTTGGTGACTCTGTTACTTCAACTACAACTGGTATTCCTAACAGCACAACTATTAGTGCTATTAATACTGGAACTAAGACACTTACTTTAAGCAACAACTTATCTCAAACAATGGCAGCTGGTTCTGTCCTTGTTACAGTAAGTGGTGCTGATGATGCATTGGATCGTGGTGTTAAAATTCACTACAACGCATCTGGAACCAACCAGTTTGGTTTCTTCGGTTATGACCGTTCTGGTGGTTCTGATGGAGCTGGTGCATGGACATTTATTGAAAATGCAACAGATACCAACACTGTATTCGGTGTCACAGGAGGTCGTGGTACAGTTGTGTTAGGTGATTTAGAATTAGATCAAGACCTTGAAGTTCAGTATGGTGGTACTGGAGCAGGAACATTTACCACAAACGGTATCATTTATGGTAACACTACTGGTGCTTTACAAGTAACTGCAGCAGCAAACGTTGGATCACCAGGAACTGGATCTGATGTAACAACATCATTCCAAGTTTTAACAGTGACAGCAGCGGGCGTTCCTGTATGGACAAACACAATCGACGGTGGTACTTTTTAAAACATGAACGCACAAATTGTTATTTCTACATTACAAAAGAAAATTTCTGAATTGACACTGATAAACGTGATGATGGAGGCACAAATCCAAGACTTACGAAGTCAGTTAAATAGTATAAACAATGACCAACAATCTGAGAATGCTTTAGATGGCAACGAGAATCAAGCTAAAGAGATCGACAACAGCAGCGACAGTCCCGACAACTTCTAATTTAGAAGACGGTGAAGTAGCGGTAAATATAGCTGACCGAAAAATCTATGTTAGGAATGGAGCTAGCGTAGTAGAGGTTGCTAACCAAGTACCTTCTACTGGTACAATTTCTTCGTCCATGCTTGCCACCGACATTACAAATGGTCCTGGTCAGACCTATTATGTCGCAACAACTGGTTCTAATGTTACTACGCTTGCTAGTGGTGGTGCTAATGGTAAACATCAAGATACACCATTTCTAACGATTGAGAAGGCACTGAGCGTAGCTACATCAGGAGATACAGTTCTTATTAGTGCAGGAGTTTTCCAAGAAACATTTCCTCTTACAGTTCCTGATGGAGTAACAGTTAAAGGTACAAATTTAAGATCTACTCAAATAACTCCTACCTCTGGAACAAACGATCTTAACGCATTTATTCTTAGTGGCGATGTTCATATTTCAGATTTAACAGTAAAAGATTTTTTCTATAATAGTAGTAACGATACTGGGTATGGTTTCGTTTGCACTAGTTCATTAGATTCAGATAGAAGTCCATATCTAGAGAGAATAACAGTTTTAACTAAAGGTAGTGTAACATCTGGATCAGATCCTTATGGATATGCTCAAGGTGACGCGGGTAGAGGTGCATTATTAGACGGAGCACAATTTGCATCTTCTGGTCTTGAAGCTGCTATCCTGTTTAATGAGGTAACATTCATTGTACCAAACTCAGTTGGTCTTTATCTAACCAATGGTGTTCGTGTTGAGTGGTTAAATTCTTTCATATACTTTGCTAATGAAGGTATCAAAGGAGTTCAAGGAGCAACAGGTCGTTCTGGTTCTGGTCAAACAAGATTAAAATTATCTGGTGTATCTGGAACATTCTCTAGTTCAGAGATAATTTACCAGTTAGAGGATAGTTTCAAATCTGGAACATATGCTAGAAGTGCCACAACTGTTACAGTAACTAGAGCTGGACACGGTATGTCTAATGGTGATGTAGTTTATGCTGACTTTATTAGTGGTAGTGCTACAGATAACTATTACGCTATTGCCAACGTAGCTACTGACACATTTACAGTAACAGATTCATCATCTGGAACTACATCTGGTAACGTTACTTACAAAAAAGCAACTGCCTACGGAACAGTTACAACAAACGATGGAACATATATTCTTATTAACGGTAAGGGAACTGGAGAGTTTGTTACTGGTGTCCCAATAGCAAAGACTGGAGTTGTTGGTGGAGACGCAAAATTAGATACAGCACAAAAGAAATTTGGCACAGCATCACTAGAATTAGACGGAACAACTGATAATTTAACATATCCAACAAGTCCTGACTTTGGATTTGGAACTACAAACTGGGCAGCTGAATGTTTTATAAGACCAACTTCAGTAACTGGCACACAATACATATTTGATTTTAGAACTGGATCTGCTACAGATACAGCACCTACTGTATACTTAAATGGCACTGCTTTACATTTTGGTGTAGGAAATACATCTCAAGCAACTGGTGGAACTTTATCAACTGGCACATGGTATCACGTTGCTGTTGCTAGAAGTGGTGGTAGCACAAAATTATTCCTTGATGGAACTCAAGTAGGTTCTACTTACACAGATACTAATAACTATGGCACAACTAAACCAGTAGCAATTGGTTCAGATTATAACTCTGCTGCAAATGCTTTTGCAGGACATATTGATGAAGTTCGTATATCAAAGGCAGCAGCAAGATATACTGCTAATTTTACAGCACCGACTACTGCATTAGGAAATGATTTAAACACAGTTCTTCTTATTCACTTTGATGGAACTGATGGATCTACAACTATTACAGATAGTAGTGGAGGGGTAAAGGATATTCGTTCTAGCGGTGGTGATTCTGCTACATCTATATTAACTGCAGACTATGCTCAGTTTGGTGCTGAGTTACGTGGTATTTCTTCTGCAAACATCTATGGAACTAAAGGTGCTATCGCTGATGGTGCGGGTGTCAAAATATTATTAACAGCACATAACTTTGCATACGTTGGTTCTGGTGCTGACTTTACTAACGACCCATCACTTGCAGTTCCTGCTAACGATGTCACAGAAACTAACGGTGGTCGTATATTTTATTCTGCTACTAATCAAAATGGTGATTTTAGAGTTGGCGATGCATTTGTAGTTGATCAAGCAACAGGTAACGTACAGTTCCAATCTACTAGCACATCACAAGAAGCAGCAAATATTACATTAAGTGATGCTACTGGAACAACAAAAATATTCCCTGCATTTGTTGAGACTGGTAATCTAAGATTATCTGGAAATACAGTTAGTTCAACATCTGGTAGTGTTATAGTTGACCCTTCTGCTAATGAAGATATTCTTCTTAATGCGGAAACAATAGTTCCAGAAAATTTATATTTCTCTAGTAGCAAGATTGTTGGTATTGGAAGTCCTCAAACTGGAAACTTATCATATACTGTAGATGGTAACGAACAAGCAGGATTCTCTAGTTATGGATTATATACAAATAAAAACTTAACAGTCTATAGTTTAGGTATAGACACTGTTAGCATTATAAACGAAGGTAGTGCATA